CGTGGCGGGATTCGCGCAGGGTGTCGGCGATGCCGCGCGCGGTGTACATCAGGCCGACGGCGCGCATTCCTACTTCTGTCATTTGGGACTTGGCGGCGGCGGCTTTATCTCGTGCCGCCATCGCTTTCTGTTGACGTTGCAGGGCGGCTTCGGTTTTCTTCGCCGCTTGCTCTAATTGTTTTTGGGCTTCGGCTGCGTCTTTTGTGACGACGCCGTGTTTTTTCAGCTCGGCGTTGATTTCTTCGATTTTTTGTTGGTAGCGGCTTTGGCTGTTTTGCAATTTCTCTTGGGCGGTTTGGAGCTTTTCCAAAGCGCGCGCCTGCGCTTTGGTTGGGACGCCGGTCTTGGCGATTTCGTCTTTTAAGGCTTTTTGGGCAAGCCTGTTCTCCATCAGGGCTTTGGTTTGCTCTTTGGTCTTGGCTGTCAGCTCCACGCGTTGCGTCAGCCTGGCTTGGGCGCGCTCGTAGCCTTTCATCTCGCCTTCGAGCTTGTCGAGGGTCTGCCCCAATACGTCGCCTGCGCTTCGCAGCTTTTTGAAAGCCGCGCTGGCTTTGTCGGTGGCCGACATGATGATTTTTAATTCGAGGCTTTTAGACATGATGTTTCCTGTTTTTGATTACAAAAGGCCGTCTGAAATATTCAGGCGGCCTTTGTTTACTCTTCTGGCGTGTTGATTTGGATGGCTTTATTTGTCCACTCAATCAGCTCGGCGATGTTGCATTGCTCAAACTTTTCGAGGCTGCCGAATGTCGCCGCGCATTGGGCGAGGCAGTCGTTGATTAAGTTGTAATACTTTTTCTCTTCGTCTGCCGCCGCCTGATAGATGTCTGCTTCGCCGCTTAGGATTCGGCCGACGTGGTCGGCTCTGAATTTGAGCTTTGGGAGTAGCCCAAGTCCTGCAAGGCTGCCTCCATCTCGGCTCTGGCTGACGGCGGCGCTGAAAAAAAATCAATGGCAACATTTAAGACTTGAGCGTCTGACATGCTCAATTTGCCATAGGCGACACGCGTCAGCGGCGGCGTTGAGATTTTGCCCAGCAGCTTTTGGACGGTGTCTGTGTGTTTGACTTTAATCAAGTCCTGACCCAAGCCCTCCATGTCTTTGGCCAGCGGCTCGCGCAGGGTGTAGCGGTCGCCGGCGGAAAGCTCGATGGTCAGGGTGTTGTCGTCGTTGATTTTGATGGTTTGCATGGGTTGCTCCTATTTGGATTTCAAGATGGCGGCGCGATACCAAACGCCTTTAAATTCGGGCGCGTAATTGGTGGCCAGGTCAAATCAGCGCGTTAAGGCGGCGGTGAATGGCGGCGATTTGCTGGTTGAAGTTGTCTTGGTAGCTCTCCAGCTCGGCGATGCGGCGTTGCAGGTCGCTGTCGTCGTAGATAGTGTCGCTGTATTGACGGCTCTCCAAGGCGGCGAGCCGTTGCTTGATTTCGCTGTCGTCGTAGGCCGTCTGGCTTTGGTTTCCAGCCGCGCGGATGATGGCGGCTTCTGAAACGGTAACGCTGACGGCCTCTTCGTGGATTTCGCCGCCGTCGCCTGCGGTCACGGGCGTGATGCTCGGCGTGATGTGCAGTTGGCCGCGCAAATAGGTTTTGACGTACTGGCCGCTGATGGCGCGTAGGTCGTATTCGGCGGTTGTGTGCGTGATGGCGGCGGTCAGGGCGGAGGGAAACAGCAGGCTGACGATGTTGCCGTCAACGGTCAGCTCGGGCGTGATGGTTGTGCCGTCGGGAAATTTGACGGCCAGCGCAAAAGACAGGCCGTCGGTTTGCAACGGCTCGCCTGTTTCGCTGGTCAGGGCGACTTTGAATAAATAGGTGTCGCCCTGGTAGATGGCCAAATTCTTGGTTTTCATCACAAGCCCAAAGCGGCGCGCAGGCCGGCGCGTTCGTCTTGGCCGCCGAAAGCGGCTTTATTGCCGATGACGTCAATTTCGACGATGGGGCTGCCGTCCACGCTTTCTTTCCAATAGACAAGCTCGACGGTAAATTTATGCTCGCCGCCTTCGCCTTGTTTGTCGCTGCCGGGGTCGGCTTCGGTAATGCGGCCGCGCGCTTCGCCTTTGAGGACTTGGTAGCCGGTGCCGTCTTCTTCTTGCAGCGCGCCTTGATAGCGCAGCAGCTTGCCGTCGATGCTGCTAGACATAGACTTGAGCATGTCGGCGTCGTAGCCTTTGGATGTGACCTCCATCGTCAGCTTTTCAAAGCCGTGGACGACAGTCATCTCGGTCATTGCGCCGCCCGGCGTGTAGGTTTCGGTTTGTCGGCTGATTTTTGGGCGCGTGATGTCGACGACGACGCCGTATTGGTTCTCGCCGTCAACGAAGAGGTTGAAGCCTTTGAGGACTTTTGGCATTTTCATGGGGTGGGTTTCCTTTCAGACGGCCCTAGACGGTAGTCGGTTTCAGGGTGTTGGCGAATGTAATGACCTTGTCAACCAAGTTAACAAAGAAGGTGTCGGTGACGTGTTGGTTGAATACCATGTTTTCCAACGGCGGCACCCATGTGAACTCGTAGCTGATTGTGAATTGACCGGCTTGGACGGTTTCGGAGGTGTTGAGGGTTTTATCGATAAAGACACGCGCGCCCAAGATGTAGCCTTTGTTGACGTACTGCGCCAATTTGGCGTTGATGGCCATGATGATGTCTTCCATCAGGCTCGGATGCATCGGCTTGTCGAGCGCCCACATAAACGCGGAAGCGATGGTCTCTTGGATGATTTGGGCGGTACGCGTGGCGACTTCAAACGCCATCATGCTGTCGTTGGTGCAGGTGCGGTTGCCCCAAACGCGGAAGCCGTCCTCGCGGATCAGGGTGGTGACGTCTTTGTTGTTGAGGGTGTTGGCGTCGCAGTTTTTGTCCAAAAGGTCAAAGCTGCGCGCGAATTTCAAGCCGCTGACGCCGTTGATTTCGGTGTTTGAGATTGATTTATGCCAGCCGACATTTTTGTCGAGTTTGGCACGCGCGCCCAATACTCGGGCGATGGTGGCGGCGGTCTCGGTTTTCTTGGTGGTCGGGTCGAATGCCATAAACTCGTTGTCAATCAACATCAGCTCACGCTGGCCGAAGTTTTTGCGGTAATTGCCCACTTCTGTGATGTCTGGATTGCCGCCTGCGCTGCCGTAGGCAAATGCGCGCGTCGCTTGGGCAACTCCTGCCAACTCGGTCAAGACGTCTTGGCTGTCAAGCTCTGGGCAGCCCAAGATTTTCGGGGTAAAGCCTGTCACGGCTTTGGCACGGCGTAGGGCTTTGAGGCCGGTGTAGTTGCCGCCCTCGGCTGTACCGATGACGTTGGCTTTGAGTTCTTCTGTGTTTTTGCTGTCGTTTACGCGCACTATGACGACTTGCGCGTCGGCTTGGTCAACGATGGCGTCAAGGGATTTGGCGAGCGTGCCTTTAGTACCTGCTTTGGCGAGCAGGTCGTAGGCGGAGGTCGCAAAAATCGGCGTATTGATCGGAAATACTTTTGCGTCGGCATCTTCGGCGGTACAAACCATGCCGATGATGGCGGTGGAAATGTCGCTGATGCTGCGCACGCCTTCGGTGTACTCGTTGGCTGTGATGCCATGATGGCGGTTTGCTTCTGCCATTGGGGCTTCCTTTTTGATGGGTTAGTGATTGATGGCTATGTAGTAGATTACTATTAAAAATTAATCCCACGCGTGTGGCGAGCGCGTGGGATTTTTTGGGGATTTTTTAAAATTGTTCCTGCTTCATGGAGGCGGCAAGGTCTGACGGCGAATATTTGGACGGCTCGCCAAAGCCGATGACGGCAGCGCACCATTCGGAGCAAAACCATTTATTTGGCGATTGGCGTATTTTCAGACGGCGGAAAACCGACTTGACGGCCAAAACGCCTGACAGGTCATATTTTTTGCCTTTGGTTTCGCGCCATAGTTTCATCGCGCGGCCGTAGGTCAGATTGGATTTGGGCAGCTCAATCAAATCCCACTTGTCAGATGGCAGCTCCATGCGCTTGCAACGGACGCCGCCGTCCCGATGAGACGAGGTGTAGCAGTCGAACTGGCCGTCAGGCAGTCGGACGGCGATTTCGCAGTGAGAATATTCGCCGCGCGTCGCTTTGCGGATGGCCCAATCGGTCAAGCGGTAAATGATGTCTTTGGGCGATTTGATTTGTTTGCGGCCTTTGTATAATGCCAAATAAACTTTGCTCATTCAGACGGCCTCCGGCAGATTAAACTCGATTTTGATTTTGTCTAAGGCTGATTTGGTTTTGGCGGATTCGATTTGGTCTTGTATTGCTTGGCGTTGACCGGCAACGATGGCAGACAGAGCGGAATATGCCAGGGATTTTTTTAGAGCAGCCGCTTTGAGCTTGTCTTTGTCCAAGCCGCGCGCAGCTGCAATGCCGTCTAGTATTGGGGTAGCGGCTGATTTATCGGCAGCCCACGCCTGCGCCTCGGTTGACTGGAGCGGCCATGTCGCCAGCTCGAAATCGGGGACTTGGCTTGCGCCGGAGTGGGCGTCAACAAAGTTTTGGGCGGCAGCGTTGAGGTTTGTCAGCAGAGCGGCTTTTAAATCTGCCAAATTTGCCGTTTCCAATGGGGTCAGGCTGACGCCGTCAGGCAGACTGCCGATTTCTTTCCATATTTTCTCGCCGTCTTTTGTAAAGACGACTTCGCCGCGAAAATCGGGGAGGATTTCCCAGCTCTCGCCCGTCCATCGTGCCGCTTGGTTTTCTTGCAGCGTCGGCGCTTCGGCTTCGATACTTTGACGGCCGTCGTCAAAATATTGCTCTTCCACAAACAGGCCGTCTAAATCAATTACGCATCTTGTCATTTTTTAATTCCTTGTTTTCGTTTTCTAATTTCTCGACTTTTTCGGCCAGCTCTTGGATTGCTTTGGTCAAAACTGGGATAAAAGTCTCATATTCAATGGTGTATGTGTCGTTTTTGATGTTGACCATCGGCAGGCGGCCGTACTCTTGCTCCAGCGCGGCGATGTCTTGGGCAATAAACCAATGCTGCTGTCGGTCTTCTTTGTGTCGGCCGTCTTTGGTTGGGTTCTTCCACCATTCGCGGACTTTGACGGCGCGCTCTTCTTCTGGTAGGTCTTGGAAAAGCTCGTCAACATAAGCATCACGGCGGTCGTAGTAGCCTGTGACCGGCTTCAATTTCATGACAAATTTCAGGCCGTCAGAAAGCGGTTTGATGTCGGTTTTATCACGGCCGTCGGAGCGGATGTTGACAGCGGTCGGGGCGTATAGGGTTTGCCCGTTTGTGCCGATTTGGATTTCGTTGTTCCCATTTATTCGCGCGCCATAGCCGATGGCGATGGAGTTTGTGATTTTCCCTTTTAAAATATCGCCTTGTACATTCCGATACCCGGCACTATCCCCAATAACAACGCATTGCTCACTGCTTGATGTAGGGATTGTCCAATACCCAATAGCGGTGGTCGAAATATGAGAGCCTGTTCGCAATGATGACGCGCCGATTGCGGTCGTTTTTTGATAATTCTCTCCCGTCAATGCAGCATCCGCGCCGATGATGGTGGAATAGCCTGCTGTTAAAGCCTTATTCATCGCGTTTGCGCCGATGATTGTAAGCTCTTCGTTCAGGGTTGCTGATGATGTATCAGAAAAAACGTACTTCAACTCAGCAGAGCCGGAGGCAGTCAGCTCTTTTGAGCTATTAACTGTCAAATTATTTCCGCTAACCGATACTACTTTGACGGGGATGACGTCGTTTTGTAAGGTTTGCGCCGTGCCTGATGTCAGGCGGATGCCTATCCAATAATTAACCTTCGCCCCTCGAATATTATTAAATGTCAAAGTAATAGTATTCGCCGATTGTGTGTAGCTGCCTGTTTCCGTTCCTGTCCAAACAACATTTCCGCCGTTCGGGGCGCGGTTTTGTTCGAGGGTCTCCATCGCGTTCGCACCGATGACGGTCAGTTTCTCGGCGGTTTTGGTATTTTTTGCCGCGTTGCCGCCGATTGCGGTTTGAGCGGCGCGGCCTTGATATGTTTGCAAGACGGCCTCGCCGATTGCGATTGTTCTTGAGGTTGGCGACGGCCAGAAAACTTCGATGTCTCCGGTCAAGCTGACTGGGGCCGTCCCTCCCATTGCGCCTGCGCCTAGTGCAATATTTGATGAGCCTTCGCCCAATCCTTGCCCGGCGTTACGGCCGATGGAAACATTGGAAAAGCCGCTTGTAATTCCTCGGCCGGCATTGCCGCCGATGCCGATGTTTCGAGTTCCTGCCATTTTTGACTGGTCGTACCATTCGGTCTCGGCTTGCACGTTGATCAGGCTGTCGGCACCGATGGCGATGTTGTCGCGGCTGATGCGCGCGAAGCCCTGCGCGCGGTCGCCGATGGCAATGCCGGAAACGCATTTCTCGGCTTTTGCCATCGCACCTTCGCCGATGACGATGATGCCTGCGCCTGTCCATTCGTTGGACTTGAGATTACCGGCGGCTCCTGTGCCGCTAATAAATCGCCCGATGCCTGTGCGGATAGGCTGATATGGCATATCGACGGTCGCACCGTTGACGGTAAATTGGCCGTTGCCGTATTTGTTTTTAGTTTGGTACTTTTTATTTGTGTCGATTTTTAAGCCTAAGCAATCAACAAACACGCCCAACGCGGCGCGCTCGGCTGCTTCGATGGTTTCGGCGGCGTTGTTTTTTGATTCGGCATAACCAAAATCGCGAATACTCAAGGCAGTGTATTGGCGCAGCCAGCGTGTGCCGGATTCGCCGACGATGACTGTGGCGGCGTTGTCGGCTAATGCTTGGTTGTCAGATTTGACAAACACGCCGCCGCCGCCGTTGATGCCGTCATGATAGTTTTCGACGATGACGGCGGATGCGCCCGACTTATTAAATACGCGCAAGGCGGCAATGCTTGGGACGCGGTAGGCGACGTTGCCGAATTTTTTATTTACTGTTTGCTCGACAAATTCGCGTGTCGCCAAAACGACAGCCGGGTCAACCTTGAGGCCGACGGCGTCTGTGTTGTCGATTTGAATGACCATTCGGATGATTTGCTGGCTTGCCGTGCCGCTGGAGAGGCGCGGCTTGTAGCTGTCGGCGATACTGCCGATGGCGATCAGGTTGTTGTTGTTGTCAAAGAGGCCGACTTCTCGGATCGTGAAATCGCCTTCTTCTTCGGGGATGAGCAGCTCGGCGATGACCTGCTTTTGGTTGTTTTCGTCAACCTCCAACATATTGAGGCTGGCGCGGTACACTTCGCGCGTCAGGGCGGTGGCTGTGGCTGACGGCGTGATGGGTTGGCCGCCGCCGTCGCCGACTGCCATTTGGCTCAAGTTGACGACTGTGCCTAATGCGGTCGCTTTGGCGATGCGCGCGGCGCCGATGTTTGTGACGAGGGTGTAGTATTGTTGGCTCATGGGTTGGCTTTCGGATTGATTGTGATGACGTCGATTTGTTGTAATGCGGCGGCGGCGCGGCCTGCCGGGGAGAGATTAATTTTTGGCTTGATGTACGGATAAATTGTTGTGCGCTGGCCGCTGATGGTAATGCCGCTGGCTTTGAGTTTGCCGCTGGTAATTACGCCGACTGTCAAACCGCTTAAATGACGGCTGACCGGCTTGACCTTTTGGACGATGCGCAGCATTTCTTGATAGTCGGCCTGGCTGATGGCTTCTTCGGCCATCAGGGTCAGAGCAAAACTTGCAGGCGAGCCGATGGGCTTGGTCTGAAACCATTCCGTAATTTTTGCGGTCACGCCGAAGGGCTTTAGGGCTTCTTCGATTGCGCCATTCGTCCCTTTAAATTTATGGGTTCGGTAGGCGGCTTTGATGACGTCGCGTTTGCGCTGCTCGTCCCATGTGTCGTTCCAATAGTCAACCGACAGCGCCCAGGCGAGATACGGCAGCAGGTGGCTAGGGATTCGGTCGGGGTTCCATAGGTCGGAGACGACGGCGTAGGGGACGGGGTAGATTTCGGCTTCGCCGAATTTCTTCTCAAATGCCGTCCGCGTTGATGGCTGGGCGGTTTGGTATTTATTCATTTTGGCCGCCGTAGTTGATATTTATTTGCGTACACAAGGCCGCCTGATATTGTGTGACCGGCATGGCGGCGGCAGGCTGGCTGATGACGACGCTCTGCACGCCCTCGACGCGCAGGGCGGCGTAAATCATAGAGAGGTCAACGTCGCGGCCTAATTTGAAATTCTCGTCCACGGCTTCGCGCATCCGCGCGCGCGCGTTTTCCAAAATCGGCTCATAGTCGGGCGTAGGATAGACAATGATCTGCGCGTTGATTTGGTACTCGATGATCTGCGCGGCCTTGACTGTCACGCGGTCGGCGGTCGGGCGGCGGTATTTGGCATTGACGGCCTCGGTCACGGCTTTGATGACGGATTCAGACGGCACGCCGCCTGTTTGATTGGAGAGGACGACAATATCGACAACCGCGCCGCTCGGGCTGATGACGGCGATGTCGGCGACTTGGCCGTGCGCGGATTTGGCGTGTTGGTAATAAGATTCTTCGCTGCCTGCCGTGGTCAGCGTTTCAAACGCACCCTGCACGCGTCGGCGCAGGGAATCGTCGGACTCTAAAACCTGCTGGATGGGCGGCTCGACGGTGTAGTCGGCCTCGGTAATAACGAGGCGCTGAATATCGACATTGGCGGCGAGCTGGTCCAAGTCGCTGCCTGTTGCGTATGCCAGCATTAAGCCTTTGGCGCGCTCGTTGAAATCTTGGCGCATGAGCATTTCTGAATAGGCGCACTCTTCCAGTAATTTGACAACCGGCTCGGATTCCAGCTCCAACACTTTGCGCCAATAGTCGCGCTCGGCAGGCGTTTGATATTCTGCGATAAAACGCTCCTTGCGCGCGGCAAGTATTTTCTCGAAGTCAATCTCTTCGATGACGTCGGGGGCTGGAATTTTCGATAAGTCGGCAATTTGCGGCATTTTTTTATTTCCTGATGCTGTATGTCTCAAGTGTGCCGGTCGAGATGTTGACGGCTTCGATGTTGATGATGACTTTTGCGTCGTTGGCGGCGGCTGCCGATACGGTGGCCGCCTGAATTTCAATGCGCGGCTCCCACTTTGCCAGGGCGGCGATGGCGGCCGCCTGGCATTGCAAGAGCAGGGCGGGGGTAATCGGTTGGTCTAATAATTCTGGCAGTAGGCTGCCATATTCTTCGCGCATCAGGCGCGTGCCGATGCGCGTGAACAGAATGTTTTTTATTGACTGGCGGATGTGGTCGTAGAGGCCGATCTGACGGCCTGTTTCGCTGTTGGTCATTCGGGTTTGCCTGTCTTGCCGCCGCTGTCGCCGGTGTGAATGTGGGTATCGAGGACGATGCCGTTGGATGTGATTTTGCCGGAGTTGGTCAGCGTGCCTTCGTGATTGATTGCGCCCTTGATGGTTGTGCCGCCGCCTGCGCCTTCGCCGCCGCTGCCGCTCATGCCAGCCGTGTAGGTCAGCAGGCCGTTGCTTGTTGTCATTTTTTGGATGACGACGTTGCCTGTGATGAGGGTATCGGGCGCGTCGATGGTCAGTTTGGCGACGGCTTTTAATGTCATTTGGCCGGCGGCGTGGTTGTAATTAATGATTGCGCCGTCTGGAAATTTGACGACGGTCTCGTCAGCCGATTGGGCTGGGCTTGGGAATGAGGCCGATGCCATGCCGCACAAAACCATGCCGTTGGCGGTCTCGCCGCTTGGCGACAAGATGATGCAGTTTTCGCCGACGCTCGGTGGGCGGTGTACAGATACGCCGCCTGCGAATGGGACGAAATAGGGCAGCCAGTCGCTCGTCAGCTCGCCATGCTGCACGCGTACCAATGCGCGCGCAGGGTCTGATTCGGCAATCACGCCCTGCTTGATTATGTTGGCTATTTTTCTGTTGAGTTCGGCGGTCATTGGGTTTGGGTTTTGGTTCGCGTGCGTGTAATGGGCATAGTTTGGCAAGCGGTGGACGGTTTTTCTATTTTTGGCGGTTTTGATGGTTTTTTTTAAAAGAGAGGCCGTCTGACAACGGGTTCAGACGGCCTTTTTATTCGTGCGCGGCCATGTGGCTGATGACTAGATTCTCGATGACGTCGAGGTCGTCATCGCTGAAACCTAAGAGATGACGCTCGGGGCGGCCGTCGTCGCCGTATTGGTGGGCGGCGGCGATGTAGGCTGTCAGGCCGCTGACGAATTTGATGGCGACGCCCATGCTGTCGATTTGTGAGCGCAGGTATTTTGCGCGGTGGATTTTGGTAAACATGCGCGTTTTCAGCCGCTCTTTGGTGGGCTTGCCGTCTAAGACGCGGATGTAGTCGCGATTGAATTTTGACACGCCGCGCGTTTCCAATTCGTATCCCCACTCGTACTGCGGATCGTAGGCGGCCGTGTTGGCGCGCGATTTCTTGGCGGCGCTGGCGGCGGTCTTGATGTTTTTAAATTGACGGATGCGCCCGGCGTGTTTTCCGGAGAGATAGATAAAACGCTGGCCGACTTTGAGCCGCTCGCCGTCTTTGAGCTTGCGCCCTTCTTCGCCGTGTCCGGCGCGCGGCGTCATGGCGTTGCCTTCAGGCTCAATGTTGCCGCGGATACGCTGGCGGTTGGCTTTTAAAACGACTTTGCCAATGTCGCTTTTCAGGCGGCGCAGCTCTGCCGGGGAGAGTTTGGCGATGTATTCGTCGATGTTTTTGATATATAGATTTAAGGCGTCGGCGGTCATTTGGTGCTTGTCCCGATTCCCAGCGCGGTCATCAGGTCGGAATGGTTGGCGTTGCGCGGATGGCCGATAACGATGTTGCCTTGGTCGTCGGTCAGCACGGTGGTGCGCTCGGTCAGGTTTAACTCGATCAAGATGTCGCAGGTGTTGTTGCTCAACAGCTCGACTTCAAAGCTGTAATCTGTCGGCGTGGTTGCGCCCGGTCCGATGATTTGGGGGTTTTCTTCTTGCAGCCAGGCGATGACGACCGCGTTCAAGACGTCGAGGTTTCCGGTAAAGTCGGTAATCATGACGCTTAGGCGGTATTTGGTCTCATGGCTCAATGTGCCTTTTGAGGCGACGATTTGGCCGTTTGTCACAAACATCGTCAGCTTGTCGGGATTTTGGCGCAGCTCCGGCAGATGCTTTTGGATTTCAGCGCGCAGTAAAGCTGGTTTTTCCATGTTCCTCCCTATTTCGGCGTGCCATCATAATTAATATTTGCCGCGTCTTGGTCGAGTTGTGCTAATAGTTCTTTTTCTCTTAAGGATAATTCCCATATGGTAGTTTTTGCAGTTTTTGCAGCTTTTGCAGCTTTTGCAGCTTTTACAGCTTTTACAGCTTCGGCGGTTAGTAATAGTCCTTTCCCGTAGATCGTTTTCCCTTGTTTTTTCTGGTCGTCCAAAGCCGCTATCGGTAGAGTGTGCTTTCGATGTATTTTTAGATTCCCGTATTGTTCTAAATCTGAAGATTTTATGATTCTTTCTGGGTAAATATATTTATTTATCTTCTTTTTTGACTTTTCTATTTGGGATTTTTTAATTTTTTCTGCTAACGTTTCGGAACACCATATTTTTAAGTCTCCGGCCATGTTTGTAACAAATGCTGTCGGGATTGATGCCCCGTTTTCATATGTTATATTACCTCCTGCGAAGATTGCAGTCAGATTTTCCATCCCGGCGGTAGTTCCTGACAGACACGTCATTCTCGTCGCGAAGAGAAAAAATTTAACACTTTTCTCTTGATAAAATTTTATTATTTTTGAATATATCGAAAATGGGGGGTTGTCAATTACGATTTTCCCCGTGTAATCTTCATTTTCATAGTTCCCTCCTGGGTAAAATGGGCGGATGATTTCTAAATTCTCATCAACCCCGATTTCGTCTTTTACCCAACCTAGGACTGCCTCATAAACACTTTTTGGGGTATAACAGTCGTCGGTCGTTTTTTTAATCTCAAATTTCTTAATAAAACCATCATAATCTTCAAATTCTGCGATGGTTTTGTTATATGGCTTGAATGTCATTTCTATTCCCTAAATATATTTTTTTCATATTCCGATTGGCAGTCGATACAGAGACGGCAGCCGGGGACGGCTTGGCGGCGCGCTTCGGGGATGGGTTCGCCGCATTCTTCGCACTCAAATGCGGAGGGATAGTTTTGCTCGGCGCGGTCGGCTCGGCGTGCGAGGGCGTGGGCGCGTTGCATTTCTTCCAGCTCGCAGGCGCGGTCGATGTAGTCGGTCATTTCTCGGCCTCCGCGTCGGGGTTGAGGCAGGCGGCCAGCGTGTCGCGGTAGAGGCGGCATTGATTAAAGGCGGTCTTGTAGGCGGAAATGGTGTAAACCAAGTCGGCATTGGTTTTTATTTCGGTCGGCGGATTGACGGTACATTTCGGCACGGGTGGGCAGGTGTCGGCGGCTTGAATGGTCAGCGGCTCTTTGGCGGCGCAGGCGGTCAGGGCGGCGGCGAGTAAGATGGGGAGGATCGTTTTCATGGCTGTGCTTTCTAAGATAGGGCGTGTTTGACACGCCCTTTTTTTATTTGATGGATTTGGCTAGGTCTTCGGGGACTGCCTGACTTGCCCAATCGTGATTTTTTTGGATGGCCGTCTGAATCTGCTCATTGTGTCCGGCGGCTTCGGCGGTCAGGCGGTCGAGCTGCTCTTGCAGGGTGCGGCTGCGCTGGTGGTAGAGCTTCAGGGCGGCTTCTTTTTGCTTGATAGTCTCGGCCTGCGTTTTGATTTCCTGCTCTTTTGCTTTGATGGTGCGGTTGGCTTTGAGCAGGCCGTTCATGAGCAGGCAGCAGGCAAGAAAGAGGGCGAGACAGAATGAAATGACGGTTTTCATGGCGCGTCCTTTAGGCAAGCTCAAAATGTGGGCCATCGATAAACGCGCGTTTACCGGCGGCGCGGCGTTCGGCAACGTAGTCGGCGACAAGTTCGGTTGTCGGCTTGGTGGTGTCGTTGAGGGTTGCCCAGCAGCCGCCCCAACGGACGCGGATGTTTAATTCTTTAGCGGAGGCGCGCATGGCTTCGGCGATGGGGTAAAAGTTTTCCCATGCCCATGAAATCTCTTTTGTGCCGTTGCCGTCGAAGTCGCCCCACGGGATGAGGTCAGAGGCGTGTCCGTAGCCGTCGGCTTGTTTCAGGTGTTTGCTGTTGAGGGTGCGGCTTGCACCGGCGGCGACAAGTCGCTTTTGTCGCTCAAGGGTGCGCAGCCCTTCGTTGACGCTGAAATCTTGGTCGGTCAGCTCGATGGCGCGTTTGATGACTTTAACGAGGTCGGGATGTACGCCGTTTAATTTTGTCAGGCTGGTTTTGCCCAGGGTGTAGGTTGGTTTGTCGGTCATTTGTGAGGCTTTCTTAGGGGTTGGTCTGATGTTTGGTTGAGGTCGGCAAGAGGCTGTTGACATTGCCGCCATGCCAAATTAATGCTCCTGTATGCAATGCGAGGCCGAAAATCAGCCCCCACACGGCTGCGGAGTAGAGTTTGAATATCACGGCTATCATTAAGCCCATCATCCAGGCGAATTTGAGCCAGGCAATAAAACAAATGAGGGGCTTATGAGTGCGGCCGCGCGTATCGAAAAACAGGATGCGCCATGCTCCGGCAGCCGTCAGGGAGATGATGGCGGCGGCTTGCAGTGGGGTCATTCGCTCTCTCCTTTCTTTTGGTTGGGTTGGGTTGTCGGCTTGGCTGTGCCGACAAAGTCGATCAGGCGGTTGACGATGACGACGACGAGGGCGGAAAACAGGGCGGCGCCGAGAAATTCGTTAAATTTCAGCGGCTGCGCGTCCGGGCGGATGATGCTCAATACCCAGTTAAAAATCCCTGCGGCGGTTTCGCCGCCAAAGATGCCGCTGAAGAAGGAAACGGCGAAGAGCCAAGCCTTAGTCAGTGGGCTGTGTTGGTTTTGGCTCAAGATAAACAGGCTGGCGCCAACGGCCGCGCCGAAGGCAACAGAGGCGGCCATGTGATAACTGCCGATGACGATGACGGCCGCGTTGATGGCGGTGGTGGTTTTAGTTTCGTTCACGTTTTCAGTCCCATAGATTGATTGTTTTGATTGTTTGGTTTTGTTCGATTTTGGGCATGACGAGGGTCAGCCCGGCAGGCAGTTGCACGGCTTGGCGGCTTAGTTTTGGATTGGCGGCGAGGATTTGCTCAACCATGTCGCTGGATTTTCCGTAATACTCGTAGGCGATGCGGCTGATGGTGTCGCCGTCGCGCGTGATGATGGTGTTGTTTTGGGTGTGCATTTCAGACGGCCTTTAAATCAGCTCGCAGTCAATACGCGGCTTTTTGAGCAGCTCGGCGATGGCGTGATGGCCTTCGCGGCGGTAGTCTTCGGCGGTCTCTTGTTTGGCGTCGCTGCGCGCGGCGGTTTTTCCGGTGCTGTCGTAGTCGTTGTAAATCTCTAGGAGCAGGGCTTTGGTGTAGCTGTACACGGCGCGGCGGTAACGGATGTTGGCGAGCGGCTCGCCGTTGATTCGGCGTGGGTCGGTTTGGCTGATGTGTTGCGCCAATGGGACGAGGGCGATGATGTCTTTGAGCTGGTCGTTGACGTAGGCGACGGCGTTGACGGCGGTGTCGAAGAGGCGGTCTGGCGTGATGGTGGTGTCGATGCGCATGTCGCGGCGCAGCTCGTCCAGGTCGATGACCGGCCAAAAGTCGCCGCTGTCGATGTGTTGTTTGTCGATGGTTTGTGTGTTGGCTGGGGCGGCGGTATTAAAGTTAAATCCGGTCATTTCAGACGGCCTTTTTTATTGGGTGTATGGCAGGGGCGGCGGCGCAGGCTGGAAGGGATTGGGCTTGCAGACAGGCCGCCGTCTGCCATACGGCGGGGGAGCTTTTATTTTTCGAGCTGTTTTTTCAGGGCGTCGATGCGTTTTTTGACGCCGCTGCGCGCGTTGTAGGCGTAGGCTTGCTCGTAGAGGGCGAGGGCGTGTTCGTCTTCGCCTTGCTCTTCGGCTCGCTCGCCTGCGGCTTTGAGCAATTTGGCGCGGATTTGGTCGGGCATGTTGTTGATGTGCAGGCCGTTGTCTGCTTTGGCTGTTACCCAGTCGATCAGGGTTTGCAGGTTGGGCAGGCTGATGTCGCTGCCTGCGCTGATTTGCTCGGCCATTTGCTCGATGATGATTTCGGGCATGGTGCGGCTGTATTCGTCGGTCGAGGCCATCTGAGTTTCGATGGCGAGCTGCGCCAACGGCATGGCGGCGTCGAGAGCGCCTGTGTCGATCATCCAAACCAAGAGCGTCGGGGTCACTTGGTCGTCTTCGGCGGCGCGGCCGGTATCGATGACGCCTTGAATCCAGTCGGAATAATTCGGAATCATGGCGGATTTGGCGATGATTTTGTCTTGGATGGAATCGATATTTTTTAAAATCGCTTTGTCGTCTTTGAGGCTTTTATAGAGTCGCTGATAGACGGTCAGGGCGTTGATGTCGATGTTGTCCGTTGCGGCGGCAGCGGCAATGCTTTGGTCAAAATGCTGGCGGAGCAGGGTCATTTCAGTCGGCCTTTCTTTTTGTCTTCGGGGGCTTGCGCCCCCTGTTTTTATTTGGTGTAGGTCAGGTTTTCAATCAAAACCGCCGCGCCATATTCCTCGACGATGAAGTCGATGTTTTTTGATTGCAGGCTTTCGAGCTGGTCTTTGCGTGGGTTGTCAACGATTTGACGGCGCTCGCCGCTGATTTGGTAGTAAATCGACAGATTAGACAACGGGGTAATCAGCAGGGTGTTTTGCGGCATATTGGGGACGTACATAACCGGCAGACCGCCCAGTGTGCGCTCTTTGTTCAGACGGCCGCCTGATTCGATTTCGGTGGCGGTTTCGCCTGATTTGTTGACGATGCGCAGGTATTTGTCGCCAACGGTGCGGCGGCTTGCCAAGACGACAAAGTCGGATCGGTCTGCAAAGCGTTCGTCCATCATGACGTTTAGCGCGTCTGTGACGACGGCGTCGAGGTTTTTGTAATCTGTTGCGCCCGGGCCGTATGGGACGGAGGTGGTCGATGTGCCGGTTGTGCCGATGCAGCGTGATTTGTTTTCTTCGCGCATTTTTTGCAGCCAGCCTTTGGCAACGTCTTGCAGCATTGTGTTAGTGGTGCTGTTTGAATCTGCGGCGCGGCTGGTGCCGTTCATGCCGATGGTGACCAAAGACAGAGCGATGGATTCGGCGATTTTTTTGTTGATGTGTTTCGGGAAATCGGTCAGGTGCGCCCATTGGTCAATTTCGTCATAGCGCAGAGCCGCATCGAAGTTGGTTTTCTCGAGCGAGTATTTGCGGCCGCTCAAGTTGTGAATCGGCTTAGGTTTACGCTCTTTGTCTTGGGCGGATGTGTCGGTATTGCTGCCGATCAGGCCGGATGAGAGGCCGATGACTTCGCCTACTTTTTCAGTTTTCGGGCGCAGATTGATTTTTTGCAGCAGCTCGGTGTTTTGTGCGATTTCGTCGTACATGGTCTGCACGGCGGTCGGGGCGATGGTGTAGCCGTTGCTGACTTGCTCTTTGCTGATGCCTTGGGCGGCGGCAACTTCGGAAATCATCGCGGCGATGGCGAGACTTAATTTAGTTTGGTTCATGATACGCTTTCTGTGGTATTGGGGGGATGTGGTGGATTCGGGTTGCTTACTTACCAAACAATGCGGTCGGCTGATTGGCTGCCGCTGTGTTCTTGGCGTTGGCCGGTATATGGCGCGGCTTCGATTTCGGCTTTGAATTTGTCAAACTCGGCGCGCAGGGCGTTGTATTCGGTTTGCTGGGCTTCGATTTTCTCGTCCAGTTTTTCCAGCAGTTGTACGGATTTGCTGAAACCGTCCCAGCCGGCTTGCTTGAATTGCTGGCCTTCTTTTGGCTCGCTTGGTTGCTCCGGATTGATGGCCGGGGTTTCGGGCTGCTCCGGTTCTTTTTTGCCGAAATATTTGGCAAATAGGCGGCTGAAAATGCTTTCTGCGTGTTCTTCGGTCAGTGGTTTGGCTTGGTTTTCGGCTTGGTTTTCGGCTTGGTTGCTGTCTTGAGGCTTGGTCATGGCGGGTTCCTGCGTTTCGGTTTGTCGGTAGGCGGTAAAGATTTTTTCTTCGGCCTTGGTCTTGGCGGCGGTGTAGTTTGCGGTCGTGCCAAGGCTGGCCGGGGTGTCGGTAATGGCGAGGCCTGTTAGGTAGGCTTTTTTGGTGTCTGCAAAGCGCGGTGTAATCTCCATGCTCGTGTAGATTTTTTGGCCGCTGTCCCAAAGTTTTTGGAGGCTTTCGGTAATATTCAGCTTGGCGAGCAGGGCGGTTTTGGTTTCGTCCTTCGCCCACGGCTCGGCTTTAAGCTCAATCACGTCGCCATAGCCGCCTGCGAAATCGGGGAACAGAAAATTCATGTGTTCTAAATTAATGCGCGCGCCGTAGATTTCGGGGTCGTATTGGTCGGCCATTTCTTGCAGCTCTTTGGCTGAAATGGTGCGGCCGTCTGCGGTTTCGCCGCTGACGCCGATGACGCGCCAATCGGTTTTTTTATAGGTCATGGGTGGATGTCTCGCGTGTGGATGGGCATAGTTTGGCAAGCGCTGGGCGGTTTATCTATGCTTTGCGATTTTTGAGGGTTTTTTTAAAAGGCGTTTGGGTTTAAGGCGGTCTGAAAATCATTGATTGTTTGGTTTTCAGACTTTTTTATTTTTTGAGAGATGACAAAAGAATCGTTAATCAAACCAAATGTCGATCCGCGCTTGATGGCGCGTGAGCTTTATTGGCAGGGCTGGCGGATTTCGGAGATTGCCCGACATCTTGGTCTTAAGGCTCCGGCAGTTTACTCGTGGAAAAGCCGTGATAATTGGGACGGCGGCAGTCCGGCGGTGCGCGTGGCTGCGTCGGCGGAAATGCGGCTGCATGTGTTGATTGCGCAGCCGAAGAAATCGGACGCGGACTATAAGGAGATGCGGCAGCTTTTTGCGCTGGTTTCGGGCGGCAAGAAAGCCGACGCGCGTCAGCCTGATTTAAATGAGGTCGAGCATGTGGCCGCGCCTGTGGTTTCAGACGGCCTGCCCTGGGATGTGCCGACTATCGACAAGCCGCCGCGTGAGCGTCGGGAGCGTGAGAATGTGCGCTCGGCAACGAAGCCTGCGCCGAATAGTTTCACGGCGGAGCAGGTCTTGCGCTTGCAGGAAATCTTCAGGGAGCAGATGTTTGAATATCAGCGGATTTGGTTCAATCAAAAGGTACGTTTCCGCAATCTGCTCAAAAGTCGTCAGATCGGGGCGACGTTTTTCTTTGCTCGTGAGGCTTTTGTTGATGCGCTGACGACGGGGAAAAATAAGGTGTTTTTGTCTGCGTCAAAGGCGCAGGCGTTTCAGTTTAAGCAATATCAAATCGATATGGCGCAGATGGTGGGCGTCGAATTAAAAGGCGCTGATATTCGTTTGGGCAATGGCGCGGTCTTGTATTTCTTGGGGACTAACTCGCGCACGGCTCAAGGCCGACACGGCGACTTGTATGTTGACGAGTATTTCTGGATTCCCGATTTCAAGGAATTGACGCGCTTGGCGAAGCCGATGGCGTCTCAAAGTCAGTATCGAATTACTTATTTCTCCACGCCCTCGGCGGTGTCCCATCCGGCTTATTCGTTTTGGACTGGCGAGCAATTCAATGAGGGGCGCGATAAGTCGGAGCATATCAAACTCGATGTCAGCCATGACGCGCTGGTTGACGGCCGCGCCTGCGAAGATGGGCAATGGCGGCAGATTGTGACGCTCGATGATGCGGAGCGTCGCGGCTGTAATTTGTTTGACCGCCAACAGCTCCTGCTTGAAAACTCGCCAGCGGAATTTCGTCAGCTCTTTATGTGTGAATTTGTGGAGGACGGCGACAATGTCTTTGACTTTACGGCATTGCAACGCTGCGCGGTCGATTCGTGGGACGAGTGGGCGGAATTTTATAAACCGTTCGCGGCGCGGCCTGTTGGAAATTTGCCTGTGTGGTTGGGCTATGACCCGGCTGATTCAGGCGACGCGGCGGCGTTTGTGGCTGTCGTGCCGCCTCGTTTCGCTGGCGATAAGTTCCGCATTGTTGAGCGTCAGATGCTGCACGGCAATGATTTTCAGAGCCAGGCGGCCTTTATTAAAAAGGCTTTCGAGCGATACAACGTGCAAAAGGTTGTCATCGATAAAACTGGATTGGGCGCAGCAGTCTTCCAGATTGTGCAGGGATTCTATCCGCCTGTAATCGGGGTTCAATATTCCATGCAGGAGAAATATTTGATGATCAACAAAATGCACGCGCTCATGCGTGAGCGTCGCGTCGAGTGGGAGCTTGATTGGAAGGATTTCACGGCGGCTTTTATGAGTATCCGCACGGCTGTGACCGGCAGCGGCCGCAATGTGACTTATGTCAGTGGTCGGACGAAAGAGTTGAGCCATGCGGATGTCGCGTGGGCGGCATTGCAGGTGTTCTACCAAGAGCCGCTCGACGGCTCGGCGGCGCGTGGTTCGGTTGATGTTTTTTAATGAGAGGGTTTTATTATGAGTAATGAGATTTTAAAAGATGGTCAGTTTGATTGTGATGTCTTTTCTTTTGAGGATTATCAAGACGTTTACAGTCTGTTTGATTTTATCGGCTGCTTTGATAACGGCACATGGTACGAGCCGCCTGTCAATTTATATGATGTCGAGCGGTTGATGACTAAAGGGTTGCACCATGCGTCCGCCTTGCTGGCCAAGTTGAATATTCTTAAAGTCACTTTCAAGCCGACGGAATTTTTAAGCCGCTCGGAATTTGAAAAGCTGGCTTTTAATTATTTGGTTTTGGGCAATGGCTATCTTGAGATGCAGCGCAATCGATTGGGCAAGGTGGTGGGAATGAAAAGCCGCTTGGCTTTGTACATGCGCCGCGCGTCAAACCTGAAAGACTTTGTCTATCTTCGGAATAATTTTTTACAGCTTGGCTATGAAGAAATCAAAGGCAGCGATGTGATTCATATCATGCAGCCTAACTTAAAACAAGAAATCTATGGCGTGCCATATTATCTGGCGGCGATGGACTCGATTGATTTAAATTCGGCGGCGACGAAATTCCGCGTCCGGTATTATAAAAATGGTTCGCACGCTGGCTTTATTCTTTACTCGACTGACACGCAAATCGATGAGAAGGGCTGGGATGCAGTCAAGTCGCAGCTTCGAGAGTCGAAAGGCGCAGGCAATTTTAAAAATGTTGTACTGCGCGCGCCGGGCGGAAATCCTGACGGGATTAAACTGATACCAATCGCGGAGGTTGCAGCGAAGGACGAGTTTCTCAATATCAAATCCGTGAGCGCCGAAGATATGATGGCGATTCATCGCGTACCGCCAGCGTTGATGGGGATTGTTCCTAAGTCTGCCGGTGGTCTTGGCGACGCGATGACGGTGGCAAAAGTGTTTGCTACAAACGAGGTCAAGCCGTTGCAGCAGAGTTTCATTGACGTTAATGAGCGAATCGGACTTAAAGTTTTTGACTTCGACAGCTATCAAGTCGAAGAGCCAACGGCGAAATAAAATCAAACTCAAAAGAAAAGCTGAATCCATTTTTTTGGATTCAGCTTTTTTTATTTTTGGAAATTTTGACCGGCGGCGGAGCGGCTCGCCGCGCACTGCCCTCCGCGCCTCCGCATTAAAAAAATCCTCTGCATTTTTATGCAGTCGGGCGAAATACTCAAAGTCTTATATTCAGACGGCCTCTGGCATATTTTTTATTACGCGTTTTTTATGCGTTTTTACGCAAAATTCCGCGTTTTCTTTCTAATTTATTCGCCAGCTTTTCGGCGGCGGTATTTTTCGCGTAATGCCATCACATCACGGCCGAATAATTCCAATGCTTCTCGGCGTTCTTCGAGTAATTCGGAGCGGTCATAGGCGCGCTCGGTTTTGTCTGCAATGCCGTGAGAAAGCAATAATTCCCCCACATCGCGGCGGATTTTGTGTTTTTCTCGGAGATATGTTCGGGCAAGGCTTCGGAGGCCGTGGGCGGTCGTGTCTAGTTTCATTTTCCGCCGCAGTTTCAGTCGGACGGTTTCACGGTCTAGCGATTTTGTAAAGCCGCTTCCCTCAAACAAATAAATTCCGTTGACGTTGAGCTTGATAGCCTCGTTATAAATTTGCAGCAGGGCCGATGATAACGGCACGATGTGCGGCCGCGTCTTCATTCGCTCAAGTGGGATTTCCCATGTTTTCTGCTCTAGGTCAATTTCTTTTAGTAGCGTCCCTGCTGCTTCAGACGGCCTTGTCATGCTTAAGAGCTGCCAATAAATCAACAGGCGCGCTCGTTCTCCAATCCCGGCGGCGGTTTCTAGTTTTTCGATTAATAGCGGCAGCTCATCATATTTTAAAGACTTAAAGTGTCGCTCTTTTGGCTTGTCGAAAACCTGCTTTCCGATAACGGTCACGGGGTTGCTTCTCAACGTTCCGTCGGCGACGTAGTAGTCGAACATCAGATTTAAATTCCCCTTCACGCGCCGCAGATATTCCAACACGCCGCGCGCTTCCATTTTTCGGAGCATTTCGACAATCTCGGCCGTCTCGATTGTTCGGATGTCTCGGCCTTTAAAAACTGGAATCGCGTTTAGTTCGAGCGCAGACAATACGGCTTTTGCATAACGCGGCGCTTTTCCGCTGCCATCTTTGCCGCCCGATCTAGCCCAGCGGTCATACCAAACCGCCAAGCAATTTTCAAAGCGATATTTTGCGGAAACATCATCAGATATGATTTTTGGGTCTTTCCCTTCGCCAATTTTTTTTAATATTTCCTCTCGCCATTGCCTTGCGTCAGCAAGGCCGAATTTTGGAAAAAGTCCCAGCGTCAGCGTGTCTGCCTTGCCATCGGTCGGGCGGCGATATTGAAGCCGCCATGACTTCTTGCCCGATGGTAGCACCCAAAGAGCGAGGCCGCCGCCGTCAGGTAGCTTGTACATTTTATCTTTTGCGCGCGCAGCTTTGACTTGTGCCAGCGTCAACGGTGTTACGATTTTGGGCATTTTTAATCCGTTTTTTGTCTGATACCAAATAAAATACCACAAAAAAACAAAAAAGATTTAAACCTTTTTAAAAGCGTTTGACACGCTTAAATAAATGAAAGCCCCTTAAATACTTAATATTTAAGGGGCTTTTTCTATTTTTGAAAAGTTCGTAAAACTTTTAAAAGTATCTATGGCAGAGAGGAAGGGATTCGAACCCTCGATACGCTATTCACGTATACACGCTTTCCAG